GCACACTTATGTTCTTGAGGAATCTCAGAATGTTCCGTATTGAGTATATTGGTTTCTGGATGTGCCCAGTCGATTGTGAATAGGTATTGTCCTGGATAAAATTTTTTATCTTTTCCTCTAAATTTACCATGAAGCCCTGCTAAAAAATCAAAGCAATGCACACTAGGATAATAAGAAAAACAGTTCCACAGTTGTAAGGTGTCGACCTGCATATCAGGCACCTGGGTTCTATCATAGTGTTTTTGGAAAAACGCTGAGATAGGCAATCTCCAAAAGCATGCACCGTTCGGCAACATAATATTAAAAAGGAGAGCGCGGCCACTAATACTGGTGACTCCGAAGATGACACATTCCTTTTCACCTGTACGGCTTTTGTCCATATCATAAAGATATTCTTCTCTAACTTTACAATACACTGGAGGTATATTCGCGTTAAGATATGCCATATTTTATCCATTTATTTCACCCCATGTTTTACCAGATTCATAATCTACTTTATTTGGGACAGCTAGTTTAACAGCATCCTCCATAATTTCAATTATCTTTTTAGCTTGCGCTTCTGATTCAACAGAGATGTCTAATTCATCATGTATCTGTATGTGAGGTATAATTCCTTCTTTATATAAATCTAACATAGCTTTCTTTGTCATGTCTGCAGCACTACCTTGAATTAATTTATTCAAAGCTTTGTATGTAAATGCTCTTTTTATTCTTCCTCTTCCATAGGTTCTTTCAGCTTCTTCTAAAGACATTGGTGTATGCATACCAAAAGTATTTGGTTCCCACTTATTAAATCTACATCTACGTCCTAATAATGTTCCTATTGAACCAGACAACTGAGCGTGCTGAGAAGTCCGGTTCATTAGTTCACGAACAAAAGGGACATTTTCATGATACTGATTAAAAAGATTTTCTGCTTCTGCTTTCGTAGATAAACCTAACTCAGCTTGAAGTTTAGCTTTACCCATACCATAGAATAATCCAAGATTAATTGTCTTAGCATTACTTCTAGATATACCTGCCATATCTGCAACAGTTTGGTGAAAGTCTACAGAATCATTTTTAAATTTTTCTACAATCTTTGTAACTGAATCATCATACATAATCGGATCAGTCGTTGCTGCATAGTGTACAACTAATCTTGGTTCTTGTTGTGAATAGTCAAAACAACCCCAGGTATGATTTTCTTCTGGTATAAATAAACTTCTAATCTTTGGTCCAAGATCTTTATTTCTTGCAGGAATCTGTTGTAGATTTGGATTGCTGTAACTAAATCTTCCTGTTACAGTTCCGCCCTGATCAGATCTGATAGGATTTATATCTGCATGAATTCTACCACGATGTTCATGTTTTATAATTGTATCAATAAAAGTTGTATGAGCTTTATTTATTTCTCTTGCTTTTGCAATTTTTTGTACTAAGGGGTGATTATGTTCAGAAAGAAAATTTTTAGTAAAAGAGGGTGCCTGTGATTTCAAAGTTCTTTCGTAATGTAAACCGAGTTTGTCAAAAACTTTCGCAATGGACCTTGCTGCCCATATCTGTGTATCAATTCCTGTTTGTTTTTTTATATCTTGTAATAACTCTAATTCTTCTTGCACCATTGACTGTTTTAATCGGTGTGCAGCTTCTACGTCTACTCTCACTCCTTTAAATTTCATATCAATTAAACAAGGAAAGAGTTGTGTTTCCAAGTCAAGTATTTCTGTTAAGTTTTGTTTTTGTATTTCTACAGATAATATTGTAAATAATCGCAAAGTAAGTTCTGCATCTTTTTCTGCATAAGCTCCAACATACATTGCAGGTAATTTATACATTTCAGATTTTGCATCTACACCTGCAGCTTCAGCTGCTTCTTTCAAACCTTTTTCATCTTTAACTTCTCTTAAATATTCAAAAGCAATACTATTTAATGCGTATGATAATCTATTCTCATCAATCAAAGATGACATCACCATGGTATCTATAATAAAACCATTAATAGGAATATTGTATGCTCTTAACCAACAGACATCGTACATCGCGTTGTGAAATATTTTTGTATTAGGTGCCTTACAAACATCTTTTACATAATCTAATACAATTCTTTTATCTAAATTACCTTCTCTATGTCCAATTGGATAATAACCTGACCAACCTTCTACAGCTAATGCAACTCCAATAATCTCACCTTCACCAATAACTGCACCTGATCCTCTTGATTTTAAATTAGGATCTTTGGTTTCTAAGTCAATTGCAACATAATCATATTTAGATAAATCAGGAAATGTATCTGGACACGTCCATTCTGTTTGAGCCGTAAACATTATTTATCTTTTCTATCTTTTATAACTTCATTAATAATAAAATAGGCAACTAATGCTAATGTAGCAAAACTAATTATACTAAATAAAAACATTCCCCATCCTTCTATCGCTGTCATTTTTTCTTTTTTGTATCTTTCAACTTTTTAATTTCTAATTCACAATAGTGTTTTATTTTTTCTAAGTCTTCTATGCCGTTTTTATTTTTATAACGACATACATACTTTATAACGTTGCCCTGAAAGAAAGACAAGTCATTCTTAGAAATAAATTCATACGGTTGAATGTGAAAAGATTTATAATGATTCCCACCAATCTGTCTATCTTGTGGAAATGAATCATCAAATATATTTTTGTCTGTCATATTTTCTCCTTCATCATAAAAGTCACGTAAGTCTGCTGGTCCTACAGTGCTCATATTATTTCCTCTCCTATGTTGTATTGATATTCATAACCCTGATTCATTATGAATAAGTTTTCTTTTGCACGTGTTACACCAACAAAAAATAATCTATGTTCGGTGTCTTTATTTACTTGTGCAGCCTCGTAAATAATTCTTTCTAAATCTGTAAACAAAATTACATTTTCTGATTCTTCACCTTTAACAGCATGTATAGTAGATAATTTTATTCTAGCAGGTTTACTTAGATCCTCGCCGCTCGTCACTAGCTCCTTGATATAATTAGTTTGATAGTCTTTAAACCTCAACGCAGTCCAATCACCATGAGCAATAAGTCCATGATTCATTCTCAATTCATCCATGTCAACAGAATCAATATTCGTAAGAGATTTGCCTCCAGAAAATCCATACTTCACATCACCTTTATCGTATCTTAAATATTCATAAATATTCTGAGCTTCATCACCTGATATGCTTGCACCTTTATTTAATCTATCCCAATCTTTTATTGCTTTAATAATATCATTCGGTAGTAAGTCATTGAATTTACAGTCAAATCTGTATCCAGATTCTTGAAGCAATGGCACTAAATTTTTCATTTGATCGTTGGTTCTAGTTAAAATCATCCATTGACCTTTACTAAAATCAATGTCTTCTATTTCTAAATTCTCTACAACTTTACCTTCCGCTGCTCTTGGTTCCCAAGTTTTATCTCTTCTTTCATCAATATTATCTAATATTGATGTTGCGACTTCATGTATTTTAGTAGGTACTCTTCTTGACACTGTCTGGTGATCTGGTGTACCTTTTAAATTAATAAACGTTTTAGGGTCAGCACCCTGGAACGCATAGATAGCCTGATCGTCATCCCCTGCAACGAAAGATCTTTTACATTGAGATTCAATATAAAAGAACATATCCCATTGCAAAGGATTCAGATCTTGGGCTTCGTCGAGAAAAATTACATCGAGGGACGGACATAATTTTTTATCTACGAAATCGGAAATCATGTCTGAAAATTCAAACATGTTATAATCTTTTTTATAATCTAAAATGTCAGAATCTATTTGTTCTAACAATGGCTCACTAATAAAATCTAATAAATCTAATTTAAGCGCTGCATCTTGAAGACTCATCTTTGTACAACGAGAGTATTCTATAACTTTCATGTATTGATTTTTATATTCATGAAAACCATTCTCTCTTTCTCTTGTTTCAAAATGTAAATCAGTATGACCATATTTATTTTTAAATGCATTCCAATTATCATCTTTTAATAATTGTGAGTCTGTATCTATGTTTAACATTTTTGTTCCCATAGAATGCATTGTACAAATCCAATCAAATTCAAATGTTGGATATTCTTTTTGTATTCTATCTCTTGCTTCATTTGCAGCTGCATTACTAAATGTAATATAACAAATCTTGTTAGAACTTGTTTTGTGGTTAATCAATTCGTTATGTAAATGCTTATGTATCAAGGTATGTGTCTTTCCTGTACCTGGTGGTCCTGCTATTACTGTTCTCATTCAAATGCTGCTGGTTGTTTTTCTATTCTTCTTGGTATGTATTTCTCAACTTCTATTTTTTCTACCGTCCAAACTTTTACACTCTTCTCTTCTTTACCAACTGTAACTTTTACAACATCAGTCTTGGCACCAAACAATTGTTCTAATAATCTTATAGTTTTATTTTTAGGATATTTCTTTTCTGACCATGTTTTCTGTTTAATAACAAATGCCCAGAAATCTTTGAATTTAAAATAACTAACACCATTTTGTGTGTATGGTTTTCTTTTCAATACATCTTCCATAGATTTACCATCTCTACTGATAAAGGTTGTTAGTAATTCTTTTAATTGGATATCCTTTTTAGTATCATCTGGAGCTTCAATAGTATCCATGTTCTTCATCAAAGATGCTAGTTGTTTTCTCCATACTAATTTAGCAACAGGAATCAAAGGCGTTCCTAGTTCTGTCATGCATTCAATACTAAACTTTTCATGATCGTGTAATGTAGGTGCATCAACTTCAACAGTATCTTCATCTATATCGACAAAAAATATTGGTGGATCAGATTCATATTTTCTAATCGCTGTGATTGCAGGCATTCTAACTTCACTACCTTTTCCAAATTGTTTTGTATAACAAAGTCTTTCATCACAAAAATTACAAATAGGTTTGTCTTTACATCTAAAATCATAATCTTTTGCATCAACTTGTTTTTTAATTCTAATAACATCTGTCGCTTTCAATGGTGGTTTGATATATTTTTCTACATTGTAGTCTTCTATTTTATCTTGCCATCCAATTGGATCTGATTTTTTTAAATACACACCACTATTAAATAAACCATTATCACGACCTGATGCTGCAACATCACCATTACCCTCTACAATAGGTCCTTGTGCTATGATGGTATTTAAACATGGTGGACCATCAGGAAAATCTTCTTTTGGTTTTTCTTCTGTTTTGTTAACTAATAAATTTTTTAATTGTAAATCTTCTAGTGCAATTAAATCATATGCTTTTATAAAACTATCTATTGTCAATGAGTTACCATTGTCATCTATTGCATATTTAACAGTTCTATCTCCACCATGATATGGCATGTTTAAAAAACTACCAACATCTCCTCTGTCTGCCATGATTCTAGATTGTTTAGGAAATATTTCTGCTTTAGCATAACCTAGTGATGATGCCATCAGTTGTAATTTCTGTCTCATCAATGATGCAGGTACAAATTGTTTTACAAAACAATAAACGTGTGCACCA